TTGATTTCCTGCATGGACAAATTCTGCCCGAAGCATCGCACCTTTATGGTATCTTTTTCGTTAAAATCCGTTTCGCCCCACGCAGAATTGATGTAGATATTTTCTATCATTCCATTTTTTGGCTTTTCAAACCTGCAGAACCCTGCCTGCTGTCTCGATACAGAAATAATTTCTTCGCCGTTTGGACTCAGCAGAAATTCTGGGAAAGCGATACTGAAGCACTCGAAATCCGCCACCAAATCGCTCAATACCAATTCAAACTGCGTTCTATCAAAAAAATCATAGATATTCGGCTCACTGCTTGGGATTTTTTCCCTAAACTCTGCATCGCCCTCAGTTTCTATCAATTCAAAAACCTTCAGCCCCAGCCCATAATGAGCCGAAGTAAGCACCTCCAATCCGCCCAAAGCAGCGCCCACCATCGCCACTTTTTCCATCAAGCGCTTAGGATATTGGTTATCATCGCCCCAGTTGCACCAGTTATTGGAATCCGTAGCCGATGCGTTTATTTTCGCAACGCTGTGAGGCTCTGCGCTGGCACCTTTGGCAGCACCTCTGAAACTCACCACAGAATTACCCCCTACTATATAGGTATCATTGTCTATTTTCTGCATTTTTATTTATTTTTTTATTAAAAAACCACCTTTTTGCCGTTAAATTCCTCGATGAAAATAATATGTATTTTCTTTATTTCGCCGTTTTTTAGTTTGATATTCCTGGTGCGATTTTCCCAATGATTAGGATTTTTAAAGGGCGTTTCATCCGCCAGCCTTACCACCCCTTTTTTCGCAGGAGGACGAAGCAGAACCGCCTCCTCGTAACTTATCAATTTTCCCCCCGTTTTATTTTGCAGGTTAAAACTCCTAATTTTTAGAGAAAAAGAAACAGGATTTTTGCGGGTATCTACTTTTTTCATTTCCGTGAGAACATCAGATAAAAACAGCGTTTTTTCCATGCAGCAAATATCAAACAACACACTGAAAACATAAAAGACACACCAAAAAACACGAAAAAACAAGGCTCTTTCTCAAAATTTTGAAACTAATCATTTGTTTATCAAACTATTAACCTATGATTTTTTTATTTTTTTCTCAAAGTGTGCGAATTAACCCACGAGCCGCCTTAGTTTTTTCTACAATTGCAGTTTTATTTTTTA